AGATAAAGAAGAGCTATTTATGGAGTGCGTAAGGCTCTACGAAAAAGGTCATGAATGGCAACTATCAAAAGAAGAAATGTCATCACTAGCAGAAGTTTCAAAACGATTTGAGCCAATAGCATTTGAGCAAGAACTGATCAAGAAATTCTTCAAAAAACCAGAAGGAGGAGAAGAAACACTTGGAACTTGGCTCACTGCAACCGAAATAAAAGACGAAATCGAGACAAAAACTCGCCAAAAGATCATGTCAATGAAACGATTTGGAGGTGAACTTAGACGCCTATTTGGAGAATCAGAAATGAAATCAATCAACAATATCAAAGGCAGACGCTACTACGTGTTACTATTAGACAATGATCAACCCATTGATAACCAATACACTCCGTTCTAATCGGTAACAAGTAACAGAAAAACTCCATGTAAAACAAATCAAAAAAAAAAGAGCATTATATGTACACTGAGAATCAATTACTGTATTAGTCTATTATTATCTGTTACTCTGTTACTATTTTATAGATTTAGTAGTTATAGCAACACTTTGGAGAGTAACAGAAAGATTCTTTTAAAGTGTTACCCTTATGTTACTTGTTACCATGATCAAATTAAGAGAATATCAAAAGAAAACAATCGAAGCTCTTAAAAAGGGCTTTTCGATGTCTCATCGTCGGCAAGTGCTTTGTCTGCCTACTGGAGCTGGCAAAACGGTCATCTTTTCAGAAATGGTTCGAAGAGCTACGATGAAAGGAACTCGCTGCCTAGTGGTAACTGACCGAATTGAGTTGTTTGATCAGACTTTTCACGCTCTTGGAAGAATTGGCAATGAGCCAGAGATGATTCGAGCAGAGTCGAAGAATGTTGATGTTGACGCACTGCTTCATGTTGCTATGGTTGAAACGCTGTCGAGAAGAAAGAAGCTAATCTCTGAGTTGAAGCCTGACTTGATTGTGATTGATGAAGCTCACAAAGGAAACTTCACGAAGATCATTGACGCTTTTCCACAAGCTTTTGTGATTGGAGCTACTGCTACTCCTGTAGGCAAGCACTTCTTTGAATACTACACAAACATAGTTCAGCCAATTGACATTCCAGATCTTCAGAAGCTTGGCTTTTTAAGTGAAGTAAAGGCTTATCAGATGCAGGATAGATTCGATGATTTGAAAACAAGCAGAGGAGACTTTACAGATGAGAGCTTGTTGCTTCACTTCGATAGGACGAACATCTATGCTGGCATGATAGAGAAGTGGAAGGAGAAGAGCAAAGGAAGGAAGACGCTTGTCTTTAACTGCAACATTGAACACGCTGTGAAGACTCACCAAAAGTTTCTTGAAGCTGGAATCAAATCCGAAGTAATTACATCAAACACTGAAAAGCATGAACGAAAACGAATTTTGGAAGCGTATCGGAGTGGCGATATTCCTGTTCTTAATAATTGTGGGATTCTCACTACTGGCTTTGATGATCCTACTATTGAGACAATAGTCATGAATCGAGCAACGAAGTCTTTACCTTTATGGCTTCAGTGCTGTGGTCGAGGTTCTCGAATCGCTCAAGGCAAAGAGGACTTCATGATTCTTGACTTTGGAGGTAATCATGATCGTCACGGACTTTGGAACGAGCCAAGAGATTGGAAGCTAGAGAAGCCAAAGAGAAAGCGAGCTTCTGAGATGGCAGCTCCAGTTAAAGAATGTAAGTCGTGCGGAGCTATGATGTTGCTTTCTGCTCGTGAATGCCCTATCTGCGGTCACGTTCATGAGGTCGAGAAGTATGAAAAGAAAGGTGTTCTTGTTGAAGTAGGAATGAAGTCAGAGCTGAAAGGTCGAAAGCTTTCTTCGTTGTCTATTGAGGAACTTATGCATTTGCAGAGAGTGAAGCGACTGAAAGCTGCTCTTGTTTGGCGAGTGATGAGATCACGAGGAGAAGAAGAGTTGAAGAAGTACAGCTTCGAAATGCAATACTCTCAGGGCTGGCTCTGGAGACAGAAAAAAGAAATCAATAATTCTAAATTTGTAGACTATGAAATTTAGTTCTTTTTCTATTTCTTTCAACGTGGGCAAGACTTTTAGAGATATCTTAGAGCAATCACGAGAAAAAAAATCTATTTTATTGTCGTAGTATAAAACTTTATACTATATTTGATTCAAACAAACTCAACGAATATGCAATACAAGTACAAACAAGGAGACAATGTCACATTCACGGACAACGGTGGTGACAGGTACACGGGGACAATCACATCAAAAGGAGAAGAGCAAGGATTTGCGGTTTACGATCTCGACATTGGGCATTGGTGCTATGAGCATCAAATCAAAGAAGTTCAAGAGTTCATGAAGGTTGATCACATTGTTTGCAAGCAGCTTACCAGGGGAAGTGAGGATAATTGCAAGGAAAGCGCATACAATATCTGCCTTAATCAAAAGGTTGATGTGAAGCTTTTCCTGTTGAACGGGAAGACAATGATTTTTGACTACGAAATTTTAAGCGCTAGAAATACTAAAAACCAAACAACAAGAAGATGAAAACAACATTCAACCACAAAGGAATAAACTACGAACTTGATTACGAACTTGAACATAATGAGATCGACATCATTATTGATGGAAAGGATCTTTGCTACGAAGACGAAGATTTGTTTCTTGAGATTTTCGCAGCAAGCGAGTTTCACATTATTGAGCAGCAAGAGTTGGTCAAGGATAATATGAGGCGAGAATACTACGAGAGCCAGCTTCAAGAAGATTACTTGAATTATGGACTTGATCACGGCTACTAAGATAAAAGCAAATGAGATGATTCAAGAATACTATCATGCGAAATTCAGTTTTAAAGATCTCGCAAAGAAAGAGCATTCTATTGAAGTTGTCCACAACTTAGGCGAAGGTGATAAAATTCATAGAGTTTTAAAGCTTTGGCTCACTCATACAGAAGATTACTCCGTAGGAGATTTCTGTAAGTTTGTGATAAGTAAGTCACCTAGGCGATTTGCTTGCCTAACGATTCCACAATGGAATAACTTAATCAAACAAGAATGAGTGAGAACAAACTGCAAGCAGAGTGCTATAAATGGGCTTACAACAATTTCCCTGAAGTGAGAGGCTTATTGTATCATAATTATAACAATCCGAAGAACGCGATTCAAGGAGCACAGCTTAAAGCCGTCGGACTTGTCAAAGGAGTTGCTGATCTGACTTTTCTTTGGCAAGGTCAAGCGTATTTCTTCGAGCTAAAAACTGAGACTGGGAAGCAGTCAAAAGATCAACTTATCTGGGAAGAGAAAGTCATAGCTCACGGCTTTCCTTATTTTATCGTCCAACGCTTTGAGCATTTCAAGCAGTTGTTTGAGATAATCATCTACAATGAAAAATAAAAAAAACATTTTTTTTAGGTAAAAGACAACAAATGAATCGACTCACAAGAGCCGAAGAGGCACTGACGATCCACTTAGAAGAGTTCAAGCTCGATAATGGCCAGACATATAAAGTAATCGGAACAAAGATCTTCCCAAAGCACACCCACTCTGTGAAGAATCTAAACACAGGAGAGTATCGAGATATTGATCACCATGTAGTTCGAAGGTGGCAATATTTAGCCGACAAATAAAAGATTAGTATTTTTGTCGAGTGAACACAGCTCGATCAAAAGAAGTAGAAAGGCTCTTTCCTGAGTTACTTGCACAAAACTCAGGTAATATCAAGAACACTTGCAAGCAACTCGGAGCTTCTCGCGCTTGGTATTACAGAAAATATAACAACGAAAAAGACACTACCTTTAAAGATAAGATCGATGAGGTGATCAACACAACTGTTGAAGAACATCTCGACGAAGCAGAAGAGCAGTTGATCAAGTTAGTGCGCAAAGGAAATCTTGGTGCAGTGATTTTCTTACTCAAGACGCGAGGTCAGAAAAGAGGCTACATCGAAACTCAGAACAGAACTCACAGTTTACCTCCTGGAGTCATTCAATTTAATTCAATCGGAGAATCTCCAGAAGTTCATGCCAACACCATTTCTGACTAGCAAGCTGTTCGACTTGAACATTCAGATTCCAGAAGGAATCGACTTGACTATCAACCAAGGTGGCACTTCGTCTGGGAAAACCTACTGCATCATGCAGGCTCTTTTCATAGTAGGCTACATGAATCCAGGCACTGTTATCACTGTCATAGGTCAAGACATCCCGAACTTAAAAGCTGGAGCAATTAGAGACGCTCAATCGATATTTGAGTCGAGCGAGTTCTGCCATCAGATCATATCTCACTACAACAAGAGCGATAGGATTTACCATTTTTTAAATGGATCAATCATTGAGTTTAAGTCCTACGAGAATGAGCAGGATGCAAAATCTGGAAAGCGTGATTTTAGTTTCTTTAATGAGGTCAATGGTATTCCTTACGAGGTTTTTGAAGCGATCTATTCACGGACAAAAGTTCATACTTGGGTTGACTTCAATCCTTCTTCTACTTTCTGGCTCACGGATAGAAGGTTTGAATCTCGTGTAGGCGTTCGAACAATTAAATCAACTTATGAGCACAATCCGTTTCTTGATGAATCGCTTGTGAAAAAGATTCAAGCTTACGAGCCTACTGCAGAGAACATAGAGTCTGGAACAGCTAACGAATACAGATGGAAAGTTTACGGTCTTGGTGAATACGCTCCGCTTGAAGGTGCTATCTTTAACAGATGGAAGAGAGGAACTTTTGATGAGTCTCTGCCTTATGGCTTTGGATTGGACTGGGGTACACGAGACCCTTTTGCATTGATGAAAGTAGCAATCGACTCAAAGAAGCGAATTATTTACGTCAAGCAGATATGCTATCAAGAAGGACTTGCAATGTCTAACATCAAAAAGATAATGGCTCGAAATGTCACTGATGAGTTGGTTGTAGCTGATTCAGCAGATCTTAGAGGGCGTATTGATTTAATGGAAGACGGATACAATATTTTCCCAGCTCACAAGCAAGGAATTGGAGGCATTGTTTCTCGTATTCGTGCAATCATGGACTACCTCATCATAATTGAAGACTCACCTGATGTAGAGCGTGAGTTGATTAATTATGTTTGGATTGATAAGCGTGGAGAAATACCGATTGACAAGTTTAACCATGCTCTCGATGCGATGGCTTACTATTTTACTCACATTCGTTTACAAGGAATTACTTAATTTTGCAACATGGTCTCATCATTTAGAAGCTTCCTTAGAGAACTTCGACACCCTTCCAAAAAATTTGAATCATTTTTTTATGAGATAGGCAAGCCGTTTGGATTCAATCGAGTCTCGAACAGCGAAGCAATCAATCAAGGCTTTCTTTCAAATTCAGAATTTTTCTCGATAGTCGACAAGATTGCAAAAGATTGCTCTGCCGTTCCCATTCAAGTTCTTCGAAACGATGAAGAAATTGAAGAAGGTGAATTGTATCAAGCTATCAACTTTCCAAACTTGGAGCAGAGCAGACAGCAACTTTGGTATGAAATTTTTGTCTACTTGCTTTCAACTGGAGACTCTTTCATTTGGAGAGAAAAAGAATCGCTTGGATTTGTTTCTACCTCCATGAAGACTCTTCCTTGCCAGAATGTGGAAGTAGTCAAAAGCAAAGAGGACTCAATCCTTGCGAAAGTAGAAAAATACAAATTTGAATACGGACAAGAAAGAGTGGACATCCTCCCAGAGGAAATGATTCACTTGAGATACTTCGATCCAAGTTCAATAGGAAGAGCATTAAATGACGGATTGTCTCCTATGCAAGCTGGAGCTGCTGTCTTGCTTGCTTCGAATAATCTTCAGATCGCAGAAGCTTCAATCTTCGAGAATCGAGGTACAAGCGCAATCATCTCGGCTGGAAAAGCTGAGATTCCCATGATGCCAAAAGATCAAAAGAATATTGACAAGGGTTTAAATAATAGAATGGGAGGAGCGCACAGGGCAAACAGTGTTATCACAACTAGCGGTGATATAAAAGTTCATCAGCTTGGAATGTCTTCTTCTGATATGAAGCTGCTTGAAAGCAAGATGGAACACCTTCGCCAGATTTGTAGATTGTTTGGTACTCCTTCAATTCTTTACGGAGATCCTAAAGCAAGCACCTACAACAACATGAAAGAGGCTATGAAAGCTCACTACTCTGGAGCTGTTCTCCCTAATGTTGAGCTTCTTTTGAGTACACTTAACAGAACTCTTGTTCGAGAAATAAACGAAAGAAGCACAGCAACTTTCAGTTTGAAGATTAATAAGAAAGAGATTGAAGCTCTAAATCCTTCACAAGAAGAGATTCATAATCAGATTCGTCAAGACGTAGAAAAGAGAATTTTAACTCCTAATGAAGCTCGTGAAATGATTTACAATCTTGAAGAAATTGAAGGAGGAGAGCAGTTAAATCCATTAAAAACATCAAATTCTAATATCGATGGAAATTAAGAAAACAGGAAACCAATACAAAGAGAAGACTCTTTCAGTTCCTCTAGGTATGGAATTGAAAGCTGAAGGCGATAGCCGTTCGGTAAAAGGATATTTCTCTGCCTTCAACGTGATTGATTCAGATGGAGACATGATCATGCCTGGAGCTTTTACTAAGTCAATTAACGATCGAGGGCCATTAAGTTCTGGAAATCGAAAGATTGCTCATCTTGCTTTTCACGATACTCGCAGACCAGTTGGAACAATCACAGAGCTGAAAGAAGATGAGAAAGGCTTGTACTTTGAGTCAACTATTGGAACTCACTCAGAAGGCGAAGACGCTTGGAAGATGTATAAGGAAGGCGTGATTCGTGAACACTCTATCGGGTTTCGCTACTTATGGGACAAAGCAGAATTTGTATCTGTCGAAGAAAGTAAGATTGAGGCTTTGCTTGCCGCCTATCCAGGTAGTGATGTTGAAGCAATCAAAACTCATGGAGGCTACTACAAGCTCAATGAGGTAAAGTTGTATGAAGGCTCTTTTGTAACCTTCGGAGCGAATCCAGAAACTCCAAACGAAACAAAATCTGAGGAAGAAGTCAAGCAAATACTTGACGAATTAGAAGAGAAGTCAAGCCTCTTTTTATCAGATTTGAAAAAAATAACTAGTGCAGATCCTGTGAAAGAACAAGAATTTTTACAACTTTTGCATAGTTATAAGTCACTCGCACTTCGAAAGCCGTCTTTAAAAGACACTCAAAAAGAGCAAGCCGACGAACCGAAATCAACATTTTTATCATTTATCAAATAATTTCAAAGTGAAAAAGAAATTCGAAACTTTCCTAACGGAAAAAGGAATCACTTCTGAGGAGTTCGGTAAAAAGTCGGCTGACGAACAGTCTGAACTTTGGGCTGACTTCATCGAAGTGCAAATCAAAGCTCAAAGCGAGCTTGTAGAAAAGAAAGCCTCAAAAGAGGAGATCGCAGAACTCATCCGTGAAAAAGATGAAGCTCGTGCTGAAGAGATGAAAGCCATCAAAGCAGCTATGAAGGAGCAAGGTGAAGCAATGAAGTCAATGAGCGTGAAGCTTGTTTCTTCTAGTGCAAATCCAAAATCAGAAATTGAAGTGGCTATCGAAGAGAAAGCTGAAAGCTTCAAGAAAGAGATTGGCGAGAAAAAAGGCTCAGTTGAGTTTGAAATCAAAACCGATGTGACTGCTTCTTCAATTACCAACAGCACAGGAGCATTGCGCTTGGATTCAATTGGTCAACTTGCTCACTCGAAGCTTACCCTTCGTGACTTGTTTACCGTGATTCCAGTAGGAGCAGATTCAAATGGAGTGATTCGTTACTCTGACTGGGATGCTGCTACTACTGCTAGAGCTGCAACTATGGTAGCTGAAGGCACTGCTTTTCCAGAATCAACAGCTGCATGGGAAGAGTTTACTCTTGAGCTTAAGAAAATCGGTGACACTATTCCTGTAAGTGAGGAAACTATTTACGATCGTCAGCGTTTCGCTAGAGAAATAAACCAATTCTTGAGCGTAAACATTGCTATTGTAGAAGATAACCAACTTGCTATGGGTGGCGGTGGTGCTGATATGGATGGCTTATATCCAACAGCTCCAACTTATACAGCAGCAGCTTCTGGAATTGCAAGTCCATCAACTTACGATCTAATTGTGAAAATGCGTGAGGCTATCATGGGAGCTTATGGCTCTAAGTATTCTCCAAACTTTGCAATGATGAACATTTCAGAAATCACTTCAATGCAATTAACAAAGGACGCTAATGACAACTATGTCATGCCTCCTTTTGCAGATGACCAAGGAAATGTAATCATGAACATGGTTGTGATTGAAAATTCAAACATTGCCAACAATACTTGTGTAATTGGTGACAGCCGCTACGGAGCTATCTACGAAGTAGAGGGAACAACTATCATGACAGGTTATGTTGGAACTGATTTTGGTAAGGACTTAGTGACGTTGAAAGGCCGCAAGCGCGAGGCTTTACTTCTTCGCAATGTTGACCAGACTGGTTTCCTTAAGTGTACTGATATTGCAGCCGCTAAGGTTACTCTAGCAACATAATATGAAGCCGCGAAACAAGGTTGAAATTGAGTTCACCGAAGATTTCGCAACCAAGAAAAAAGGAGAGCGAGCTGAATATGAACTTCAGCTTGCTTCTTCTTTAGTAAAGCGCTTGAAGGTTGCTAAGTATTTCGTTGAAGTAAAAAAACCAAAAGCAAAGGCAAAGCCAAAGGTAAAGCCAGAAAGCTAAAATCTAAGATTCAAAAGGAAGGCTTGACTGAGAAATCAGTTGAGCTTTTTTTATGTAATTTTGTTGCATGGCTCAGATACTATCAACAACAGATTTCTTAAATGGAGATCTAAAACTCGCACAAGATCAAAACACAAAAGCTGCCATCGCTTCAATACTATCTCCAGAGAAAGAGCTTCACTATTTGAAACAAATTTTTGGGTCTACCCTTGGTCAGAACTTAATTGATGATCTTGCTGGTGATCCGCTTGTACCTGCTTCAGCTAAGTGGCTTGATATTTTCACTCCTTTTGACTTTGACAACAATAACCGTAATTGGTATTGTGAGGGGATTAAAAGAGCTTTGATGTATCTTTTCTACTTAGAGGTAACAACAGGCCAGCCAGTAAGAAATTTCTCTTCA